TATGGTGCGATACTTTTCAAATTCCGCGCCTTCCAGCACAAATTCCTGGTATTTGGGCTGTCCTATAATATTGTGGTTAGCATCTAAGTCAGGTTTTACACACATCAAAACTACGCCTTTTTTGATGTGTGTGCCATGCAGTTCATTGTGCGCTTCTGCGTATGCACACAGCTGAACAAAGTAATCATCAATCCATTCACGTTTTTTGGGTTTGTTGGTTTGCTTGTAGTCTAGGATTGATTCTTCATTTAAATGAATGCCTGCTCCATCTGTTGTTCCTGCATACACACCCGGAAAGTATAATGGAACTTCAATCCCCCAAAATTCGCTTACATTTTTTAGCCCATGTTTGATCACTTCTTCGGCCATGACGTGACTGGGCCAACTGAATGGATTTGATCCACGGGCCGGGATAGTGCCTTCCTTGATGTACTTTTCAAGATAGGTGTGCATTCTGGTGCCGCGGTTGGCAGCTTCTGTGGTGATAGCTTGTGCTCGTTCTGCCCCTACTGCACGCCGCCAGTTGTGTAACGCTGCCCGGCTTTCTTCACTTTTGGTTCGGTCTAATATAGTAGTTACACTAGGAAGTTTGTTGCCGTCCGGTGTGGCGTAAAATCTCTTGCCATCTATTGTCACCCTGGGTATAGGTTCGTAATTGAATTTGTTTTTGTACATAGTCATAATAAGCGTCAATATTTTGTTTTGCATGTTTATACATTTGCCGAATAATCAGCGATTTTTTTGGGTTGAGATATAACTCGTGCAAACTATTGATTATAGCATCAATCCGCTGAGCGGGCAATACGCATTCATCATAACTTTCGTCAATCCATTGATCAAATGTTACAAATCCCATCTGCCTGAGATTTCGTAAACTGTGTTGTCCACTCAACAACAAAAAAGGTTTTCCAGTACAAAGGCACTTGGCTGTTTTATCTGTAAACCATCGATTTTGATAATCATCAGTTTCGGTCACAACTTCCATGTGAAATTGATTCCAAATCTTTGTGTAGTTGATAGCACCATCTCTATAATCAATAATACCTCCGTCTGTATTGGGCATGTCATTGTCAAACGTTCGTTGGGAAACCCAATCAAGTTCTGTTTGATAATATTCTGTCAGATTGTTGCATAATACGCCTTTTGCGGTATTTCCAGGAAATGTAATAAATGCATCATTTGGAAATTTGCAATCTAGGCCATACGCCAATCGCAGTCTACTAATGCTAAATCTACTGCTAGCCAACATGCCAACAAATTTTGCTGAGCTGGTGTCTCGAGGCAATGCCTCGACTTGTATACGGTTAATAATATCTTCAAATGCCTCTAATACATGCGGAATCCAACGCCATTGGGGCAAACTGGGACTAACACTTAAAAAATTAATTTTACTGTCAGGTATTTTTAGACCATGTTGGATCTTTTGAATCCAAGCCACAAGTCCAGATGCCAACACATCATTGCCATCTATTGCATAAAAATAAAGAGTGTGTCCATTGTAGTGTTTGACCAGTTGATCTTCTACCAATGGTAAATGATCTATAACATAATCTTTTTTGAGAATGAATCTAAGATCTATTAAAATCTTTTCTGGATCAAAGATCAAAATGTTTGGGGATGAAGTTGACAACAACCACCACGAACTATCATATCGTTGGGTGAAATTGAACATGCAATTTAAACTCTAAAACTTTCTCCGCAACCACAGCGGTCGCGTTCATTGGGGTTAAGGAATTCAAAACCTTCGTTGAGTCCTCGACGCACATAGTCCACTGTGATGCCTTTGAGATATACATCATTTTTCTTATCAACCAGGACCACAAAGTCTTGTTGGGCATAGTTGATGTCAGATTCTGAAGGCTTGTATTCAGGCACGTATTCTAACACATACGCCAAGCCCGAGCAACCTGTAGTTTTTACCCCAAGGCGAATGCCAGCATAGTTTTTGGCTTGCAGTAGTCGTTTTACTTTGGTATAGGAACGTTCAGTGAATGAAATCATACAGTGCTTGTGCAATAATCCTATGTCCGGCAATTGAAGGATGCTTGGAATCATCTACAACATATTCATTGCGTGGCAATTTAATAAAATCATCTACAGTGTTATACCCAATCAACTGAGCACAAGTTTTTGGATAAAATTTTGATTGGTCAATTCCGGGAAAGTCTAATTCAATATAACTCCATCCAGAAATATAGTAATCATCAATTTTGTAATGCTTGCATATTTGTTGCATTGCCAAAATATTTTTAAAACACTCAAAATTCAATTGCTCAAATGAACTAAAATATTCTAGGTAAGTTTTGTATAACATTGTGTTGTTACCACTATGCAAATTGATTATATTACCTTCGCAAGATATAACACACGATCTTTCTGGTGCTGTTATAAAAAATATTGCAATCTGATGATCAGCAGGCGGCATTTGTTTTGCGTATTTTAATAATTCTAACACTGTTCTAGAATTACTACTACCTGGTATACCACAGTTAACAAACTGAGATGTATCAAGCATTACAGATAGCTGACTACCAAACGCATGAGGAGAAATTTCATCAGGTGGCTGCCCTAATCCAACTCCAGTAACCCAACTATCACCAAATACTACCAAATTAGGCATGCTTCTTTCTGTAGTCTTCTACTGCTGCTTTGATGGCGTCTTCAGCAAGGATTGAACAATGGATTTTGACTGGTGGCAACGAGAGTTCTTGAGCAATCTTTGAATTTTTAAGAGCTGCCGCTTGGTCAAGCGTAAGGCCTTTAACCCACTCGGTAACGAGAGAACTGGAGGCAATCGCACTGCCGCATCCGTATGTTTTAAATCTTGCGTCTGTGATGATGCCATCTTGTACCTTGATTTGCAATTTCATTACGTCGCCGCAGGCAGGTGCGCCAACCATGCCAGTACCAATATCAGTATCATTCTTATCAAAAGATCCGACATTCCTGGGATTTTCATAATGATCAATAACCGATTGACTGTAAGCCATATAATTTTGTTTCCTCTATCCAACCTATCAAACAGTCTGAGCCATATTTCAGTTTGAACTGGTTAACGGCCTCAAACTGATTTGGTGCTGCCACTGTGGTAATAAAATGTTTTGATACACCAATATCATTGGTAAATCTGATGTAGGCTTTCCAGTGTTTCATTGGCAGGTTCTAGTTCTAGTGACAGTGCCATCTGCATGTTGGGTTTCAGTCCAAGGTGTGCAGACAGAACGAACAGGAGTTTGAACAACCAATGTGGGTGGTGGAACATAGCCGTAATTGTAAACAGGCTCGTAATAATTGCGTGTAAGCGCATAACCAATTACTCCACCAACAATTACTGGTGCCATCCAGTTTCCACCATGCCTATGATGATGGTGATGTTGTGCTTGAGCTGTTACAGCTAAAGTTAATAATGAGAGAGCAATGAGTTTTTTCATACGGGCCTCCTACAGCATAGTATACTATATTTAACGCCTTGCGTCAACAACTAGTTGACTCGATCACATTGGTCGTTTCATGGCTGATTTGGCCATTTTGTTTACCACTTGTTGACTTTGTTGCACTGACAATTTTTCTGGACCAATGTCAGCACCTTTGAATGTGACCATTCCAGAATTTGGATCTAACGGTTCCAGCACACCACTCAGTGGCGGCTGGCTTATGATGTCGCCAAGATTTTGACTGGTAATAGGGATGCCTAAACTTTGAGCAGCTGAAATAAAAGCCGCTTGGCTGATTTGTTTTTGAGCATTGGTATCATCTGCTCTACCTGCCAAGAAGTTGACCAACCCTACCAATTTGTTAGGGTCAGCTCCAGCGTTAGACTGATCAACTTCAACAATTCGCATTATCTCTTGGCACGACCAAGTGCGGCAGGGGGAACAGGTGCTGGCTCTTCAGGAGGAGGTGCAATCTCACCACCAGCGGCTGCGGCAGCAGCGTCTAGATCATCCATCCCAGCAGCAGCCATCTCAGCGCCTGGTGCAGGTGCACCCCCCATGGCAGCCATACCAGCGTCAGGTGGAGGTGTTGCGCCAGTTACCACACCAAGTGCTTGGTCAAGCTGTTGCTTGGCACCTTGCAAGTTTTGTACCAGGCCAGTGAGTGCGGCGGTGGCATCAGTGTTGAATTGCGCAGCTTGATCAATACCCACTTGGTTCTTGATTGAATCAACTAGAGCCGGTAGTTCTTTGAATTGCATTTCGCTGGCATCTTCCAACATTGATTGCATTTTGTCAACCATGTCTTGAGCAGCCAACACCACTTGGGCTTGTTGCACTTCACTTTCTCTCAACACACGATAAGCATTGCGCAAGCGGCTTTCAGCTTGCATGAGAGCAGCGCCGGCCACAAGTTTTTGCTCATCAGGTGTTAGGCTTTGTCCTTTTGATGCTTTTTGTAATGCAGCTGAAATTTTAGGATCTTTAAACTTTTGAATGTTTTGAGTCATTGTACCAGCAGCTTGTGCGGCAGTAGGAGCAGCTGGGGCACCCGGAGCAGCAGGCGCAGCCGGCATCATGTCTTCTCTGATTCTAGCAGTTAGGGCCTGTTCCATCATCAACAGCTTGAGATAAGCTGGATTGCGTTCGCTTTGATGGAACGAAGGTTGACGACGAGTTTCGCCTAGTACACCACGCACACGATTTAGCATCTTGCGAGCCTGTTGGCCAGTAATTTGGTCAAACTTCATGCGTGAGCCAAAATAGCTTTCGAATACACGGGCTATTTGTTTAGTTGGCTTGGTTGCCGCTAGTTCTTGCAGTTTCATTTTGGAATCCCCTAAGTTGTATATATTTAGCCGAATTTAAACATTTTTCAAGTTCCTGATCCACCAAGGCATGTTGTTGAACCTTGGGTTGTAACTTGGTCAGCACCACTTCGCTAAATCCATT